TTCTAGTCACGGGTAGAGGTTCAAGGCCTGACAGTGGACCAGCTATGGACATTCACACATATACCATGTCAACGGCTTTTGATCTTTCAACTGCCTCGTTCACTAAACGTGCAAATGGTGCTCAAGTAACTGGGTCCACAGTGTTTGGTCAAGTACAGTCAATGCAGCTTGTAAAAAACGACACTCTGCTTGTTTTTAGTGATTTTAGTTCCGTAATAGCCAAAACATATGATGTAGCAACTCTGCATTCAACCACATTCCCATCTTCAGTAGATAAAACACCAAAAACTTTAGCTGCTGGAAACAGAGCAACGTACACTTTCTTAACCGATGATGGTGGAACATCAGTAGAGCTAGTTGCAGAGAATATAATTTAATGAGTAAGACACTATGGCAACTCTAACAGAAATTAAAGAGGCAGCAGAAGCAAGCTTGATAACTTTCATCAGGCTTGTAGCTCCTCAACGAGTACTAGGTAACTGCCATGAAGATGTGTGCAAGTGGTGGACTAGACAAGAAGCTAAGACCCATCAGCTTTTGTTGTTTCCCCGTGACCACGGCAAGTCAGCTATGGTAGCCTACAGGGTTGCATGGGAGTTAACTAAGAACCCTAGCCTACGGGTGCTGTACATCTCAGCTACCTCCAACCTAGCCCAGAAGCAGCTATCGTTTATCAAGAACATCTTTGAGTCAGACATACACCAGAAGTATTGGCCCGATCACTTAAACAAAGATGAAAGTAAACGGGAGAAATGGACTACCTCTGAGATTGCATTAGACCACCCAGACCGTAAAAAAGAATCTATACGTGACCCCTCTATCTTTACTGGTGGCCTTACTACTTCCCTTACAGGTATGCACTGTGACATTGCAGTTCTAGATGATGTCGTTGTTTTCGAGAATGCTTACACTAACGAGGGACGTAACAAAGTTAAATCTCAGTACTCCCTGCTATCCTCCATAGAGGGCAGTGAGGCACAGGAATGGGTAGTTGGTACACGTTACCACCCGAAAGACCTTTACAGTGATCTAATGGGCATGGAGGAAGACCTCTACTCAGATGCTGGTGACTTAGAAGGTAAGGCAGAAATCTACGAGGTAATGGAAAGGGCAGTTGAAGATGATGGGGACGGTACAGGAGACTTCCTTTGGCCCCGTCAGCTGCGTAGAGATGGTAAGTACTTTGGGTTTAATATTAAAATATTAGCTAAGAAACGTGGACAGTACTTAGACAGAGTTCAATTTCGTGCTCAGTACTACAACGATCCTACTGATCCTGATACTCAGCCTATAGCTTATGAGAAGTTTCAGTACTATGATCGTAAGCATATGACTAGAGACAACGGACAGTGGCACTACAAAGGTCGTAAATTAAATGTTAGTGCAGCTGTGGACTTTGCTTACTCTGTCAGTAAACGTGCCGACTACACTGCAATCATCGTCATTGGAGTTGACTTTGAAAATAACGTATATGTTTTAGACATAGACCGTTTTAAGACTGATAAGATTTCTGAGTACTTCAAACATATACTTGACTTGTTAAACCGTTGGGACTTTAGAAAGTTACGTGCAGAGTGTACAGCTGCTCAGTCTGCGATTGTATCTGAACTTAAAGATAACTATATAAAGCCTAACGGTCTAGCATTAAAGATTGATGAGCACCGTCCTAACAGACATCAAGGTTCTAAAGAGGAACGTATTGCAGCAATCCTTGAACCTCGTTACGACAACTTACAGGTGTATCACTACCGTGGCGGCAACTGTCAAGTCTTAGAAGAAGAGCTAGTCTCTTATAACCCAGCCCACGATGACTGCAAAGACTGTTTAGCAGCTGCTGTTGAGGTAGCTATCAAACCAAGTATGACAGTAAGAAGAACCCAAGGTCAAGAAAACAATGTAGTATTTCACCCTAAATTTGGTGGTGTTGCATTTTAGCACTTGACAATAAAATTACATTGTGATATTATTATCACATAAGCTAAGTCTTAGGAGTCGAAATGGCTGGTACTACAATAGATATTGAAAGCATGATTGATCCCCACGCCTTGGCTGTGGATATTTCTAGCCGTTGGACTGAGTGGAACAATGGTCGTTCTGAAAAGATTAAAGAATGGAAAGAGCTTCGTAACTATATCTATGCTACGGACACACGTACTACAAGTAATAACAAGTTGCCTTGGTCTAACTCTACCACTACTCCAAAGCTCACACAGATTGCTGACAACTTACATGCTAACTACTTTGCAGCCTTGTTTCCCCAGAGGCGTTGGATGAGGTTTGAGGCAACTGATGAAGACTCAGACGTTAAGATAAAACGAGATATTATACAAGCCTACATGGACAACAAGATCAATCAGTCAGACTTTGTTAATACAACAAGTCGATTGATTAACGACTACATCCAGTACGGTAATTGTTTTGCTATGGTAGAGTTCCAACGTAAGGTGACAGAGTACAAAGACGGCGAACGTGTAGTAAACTATATTGGTCCTAAACTTTTACGTATTTCTCCTTACGACATTTGTTTCAATCCTGTTGCATCTGAATTTGGTGACAGCCCTAAAGTTATACGATCTATCCTAACAATGGGTGAGATACAACGTAAGATTAAATCAGGTTTGAATCCTGAGTACACTTCTGAAATCTTTGATAAGATGTTAAAGAACCGTTCAACTTCTATTGGCGCAGACGTAACAACTAGTAAGTCAGAAGGTTTTGTAGCTGATGGTTTCTCAAGCATTTCTTCTTACTACGAATCTAACTACGTAGAGGTACTTACTTTCTACGGAGACATATATGATTCAGAGAACGGAGAGTTTTTAAACAACCGTATAATTACTATTGTTGATCGTGCCTACGTTTTAAGTAATGAAGAAAACCCCAGCTGGTTGGGCCGTGATCCTATCTTTCATGCAGGTTGGAGAGAACGTCCTGACAACCTATATGCTATGGGACCACTAGATAATTTAGTAGGTATGCAGTACCGTATTGACCACTTAGAAAACTTAAAGGCTGATGTGTTTGACCAGATAGCCTACCCCGTTCTTAAGATACGTGGTGACGTAGAGGACTTCGACTTTGCCCCTAATGCTCGTATCTACCTTGGAGATGAGGGTGACGTTGGTTACTTGGCTCCAGATACGACTGCCTTAAATGCTGACTTCCAGATAAGCAACATCGAAGCTAAGATGGAAATGATGGCTGGTGCTCCTCGTGAAGCTATGGGTATTCGTAGTGCAGGTGAGAAGACAGCCTTTGAAGTAAGTCAGCTAATGACTGCAGCTGGACGTATCTTCCAACACAAGACTGCTCACTTTGAACGTGTGTTTCTTGAGCCAATCTTAAATGCTATGCTTGAAGTATCTCGTAGGAATATGGACTATCAAGATACAGTACGTGTACTCAATGATGATACAGGCCTCTACTTTTTTACACAGATTACCCGTGAGGACATTAAGGCAAATGGTAAGCTTGTTCCCTTGGGAGCCAGACACTTTGCTGAACGTGCTCAACGTGTACAAAACCTTACCACCATGTTTCAAATTAAAGCATCTGATCCTACGGTAGCTGCCCACCTTTCAGGTAAAGAGTTTGCTCGTTTGCTTGCAGATGAACTTGGTGAGCCAGCACTCTTCAGTGAAAACGTTTCAGTTACTGAGCAAATTGAAACACAGAAAGTTGTCACAGAAGCTCAAGTTGATTTTGAAGCCGAACAGGAAGAGATGGCTGAAGAAGGTATGCAAGAGCTTGAGGCTGCACCTGCGGAGCAAGTAGCCGAAGAGGAACAGTAATAATGAAGACAGCATGGTTTAAAGGCTGTAAGACTAAGAAAGATAAAGAGTCGGTTACCCAAGTACTCCAATCAAATCGAGAGAGCCTTGACCGTCTTAAAGAAATTCTAGAGCCTTTGCTCAAGGATAGTAGCCCTGCTAGTGACTATGATTCCCCTTCGTGGGCATACAAGCAAGCAGATCGTAATGGGTTTAATAGGGCAGTGACCACTGTTCTTGATCTCATCAACTTAGACAAGGAATAACAATGAGTGTATTTTCTGAGGATCAGGTGACCCCTGCATCGCAGACTGAACAAGTATCCGCCTTTGGAGAGCCGACCAGTTCTTCAGTCCTAGGTGATCTTGTGGGAGAGGGACGTAAGTTCAATGATGTCGAAGCACTAGCTAAAGGGAAGTTAGAGGCAGATAGTTTTATCGAACAGATGAAACAAGAGAATGCTGCTTTAAAATCTGACCTAGAGAAACAGGCTTATCGACTAGGAATTGCAGACCAACTGAAAGAAACGGCCTCGGCTTCCACCGCCGAACTTTCAGACCCCAATAATAATAACGGTGGCACTTCGAGCACAGCTAACACCCAGCTTAGTTCGAGTGAAGCAAACATTGAGAGCCTAGTTGAACAGACCCTGAAGAAACGAGAGCAAGAAGGTTTTGCAAAAAACAACATTGCCCTAGTTGAATCGGAACTTGAAAAGTCCTACGGAACTGAAGCTGCATCTGCTGTACAACAGAAGGCTTCTGAACTAGGACTACCAATGGCAGAGCTACAAGGTATGGCTGCTAAATCCCCATCTGCATTTATGCAACTCATGGGTAAGCCAGCACCTCAACTCTCTCCAATAATTCAAGGGAGCATTCGTACTGAAGGTTCTACAATGCAAGCATCCTCTTCGCAAGACTTCGCCTTCTACCAGAAGATGCGTAGGGAAAACTCTAAGCAATACTACAAACCCTCAACCCAACGGCAAATGATGGCTGATGCCGACCGTCTGGGTGACAACTTTATGAAATAAGGAATACGACAATGGCTGGTAATACAGTAGCATCCCTAGCACTAATGAAACGTGCTGAAGTTTGGTCTGCCGAACTTAAAGAAATCCTACGTGACGAACTGCAAGGTATGCAGTATGTGAAGTGGCTCGACAGCTTCCCAGACGGTGATACCTTTAAAATCCCATCCTTGGGTGATGCAACCGTTGCTAACTATACTGAGGACACAAGTGTTGCATACACAGCACTTGACGATGCTCAGTTCACTTTCACAATTACTGAGTACTTGCAGTCTGGTAACTACATCACCAACAAAGCAATGCAAGATGTGTACTATGCAAACGAAGTAATGTCACAGTTCGTACCACTTCAGGAACGTGCTTTGATGGAACGTCTGGAAACAGACATTATGAAACTGAGTTCCGAACAGACAAACGCCAACCCTAACCTTATCAATGGTGTTGGTCACCGTATGGTAGGATCAGGTACTGGTGGCAAGATTGGTGTAGCTGACTTTGCTAAAGCCCTTCGTGCATTGAAAACTGGTAAGGTTCCACAACGTAACTTAGTTGCAATCGTAGACCCATCAGTTGAGTTTGAACTGAACACACTTGCATCTTTGACAACAGTTGCAAACAACCCTAAGTGGGAAGGCATCGTCAACACAGGTATCGCAACAGGTATGTCCTTCATTGCCAACATCTACGGCTTTGACGTTTATACTTCTAACTACCTTCGTGCCAATGCTGGTGCTGAAACAGTTGCTGGTGTAGCTGCTCCAAACGTAGCCATCAACAACATGTTCTTCTCTGCTGACCAATCAGTAGTACCTTTTGTTGGTGCATGGCGTCAGATGCCAACTGTGGATACAGAGTACAACAAAGACTTCCAACGTACAGAGTTTGTTACTACTGCACGTTACGGTCTGAAGCTGTACCGTCCAGAAAACTTTGTTACTGTACTTACTGCTCCTTTAGCATAGTAACATAAATACAGGGGGAGGGGAGAAATCTCCTCCTTCTACTCTTTTTTACTTGACAACTATTTTACTTGTGTGTATAATAGTCTTAACAAGTCTCCCCCGATAAGGACTAATCACAATGGCTAACGTAGAACACTCAGTACTTACTGGTAGCTCTCTTCACGAACCTAAAGGTACGGCTGCTGCAAGCAGTGGTTCTACTTACGTAGCTAATGGTTCAGGTTCTGGTACGTGGCAACCCCTTCATAAATACTTGGCAGTGGCTACAGCATTTGACAAAGCATCTCCATACGGTCACGTACTCGTTACGGGTACAACAGAAACATTTCTTTCCCCTACAGTAGACAGTACTATTAACGATGGTTTTACAGTAGTCACTTCTCCCAATCTACGTTTGAAGTATATTGATGCAACAGCTATCACAAGTACTCTGAATCTTACTCTATCAGCTACACAAGCTACTGGCCCCAGCCATGATATTGAGTGGGCATTGTTTAAGAATGGGACAGAGATTGTAGGTTCAAGAGCAATACGTAGCATAGCTACAGGTACTTGGGGTTCTATTACAGTCACAGGTTTAACTGCTCTTGCCCAGAATGATTACATTGAAATTAAAACTAAAGCAAGTGCTGATGCTGTGACGGTTAACTATGCATCTATCTACTTTACAATTATTGGAATGAGTGCATAATATGAAAATGACTCTTCTAGAGATGGTGCAGAACATCTTATCCGACATGGATTCGGAAGAGATTAACACCCTATCAGATTCTAATGAAGCAGAGCAAGTTGCTTTAGTTATTAAGACAACATTCTTCAGCCTTGTAGCTTCTCGTTTCATCCCTGAACATGCTCAAATACTAAAGCTAGACTCTCTATCTCAGTCAGCCAGACCTACACACTTTGCATTTCCTTTACGAGTAAAAAACATTGAGTTTTTAGACTACAACGTATCTAGGATTACTGGAGGTATTGACTATTATAGGACAACATACTTAACACCAGATGAGTTCTTCTCTATCTCAGACGGTAGAAATAGTTCTTCTAGTACAGTAGTTAAAGTTGAAGATGTAAATTCTGGAACTACTCTACTTATTCGTAATGATGCTACTCCTTCTTACTACACATCTTTTGATGATGAGACAATAGTGTTTGATAGTTTTGATTCTACTATTGAGGCTACCTTACAGAGTAGTAAGACAAGGGGCTACGGAGTGAAGTACCCTACCTTTGATGTAACACAGGATGGTTTTATTCCTGACATTGACGGTACAATGTTTCCATACCTACTAGCAGAATCCAAATCAACAGCAATGTCATTGTTTAAGTCTGGTGTCGATCCTAAGATTGAACAGGCTGCTAAACGGCACAAGAGTTATGTACAGAATGACAAGCACAGACTAAACACAGGAAGGTTTAGGAACAACTATGGTAGACGTTAAGATTACTCACAGTCCAGATGGATCAGAAATTAGAGTAGAAAGTCCTAAAACAGAGCAAGCTCTCCTAGTATACAAACCTCAAGATGGTTTTAAGTTTCACAAGATTAAGTATGAAGGTGGAGGACCAGTACCAGAAGAAATTTCAGGAAGCTACACTGGTATCTCAGGTGCCTTGAAAGCTCTCTTAGCACACCTTGAGGCTAGAAAACCTACCAAACAAAAAGCTGTCAATGACCGATTTAAAGAACGTAAGGTTAAGAAGGAAACACTAGATGGCACAGAGCCTTATTCAGAGAACGGTTAACAAGTTTACTAAAGGTCTTATTACTGAGGCTTCTGAACTTACGTTCCCAGAAGGGGCTTCTGTAGATGAGCTTAACTGTGCATTAGAAATTGACGGTACTAGACGTAGACGTAAAGCTTTAGCTTATGAGGCCAACCATGTACTCTCAGATATTGTAGTACCTAAGGGTGCTCTTATTCAAACTCTTGATTGGTATAATGTTGCTGGTCAACCTAACCTTGAGTTTCTCGTTGTTCAGGTCAATGCAACTCTTTACTTCTACGAGAAGTCTGCTGACCCTTTATCTGGTAACAAGTATGTAGACAGTGTAAACTTAAACACGTACACAGCTTCTAACGGTCTTTCCCCCTCAAATGAACGGATACAAGTTTCAGCCCTTAACGGGGCTTTAGTTGTAGCTTCCCCTGCATGTAATACTTTTTACGTAGAGTTTAATACATCCACCAATGCCTTCACTGAAGTCGTTATATCTTTTAAAGAAAGAGATTTTGAATGGCAAGGTACAGATACTGATGTAACAAGTTCTTACTTTTCTAATGGGTCTACAGGAGGTACAAGAGGATACGATGCTAAGAACATAGGATGGGGGGCTACAAATGCTCCATCTTATACAGGACTTCCCCTTACACATCCTTGGTATGCAGGTAAAGATGCCAATGGTGCATTTAGTGCAACGGATTGGCAAGAAATTTATACTGGTTCATCTCTAGCAGCTAATGGACACTTTGTTTTAAACGTATTTAACAAAAATAGAACAGGTCTTACAAACGAGGTAGAGCCAGCTAGATTTCGTACTGTTGCTGCTTATGCTGGTAGAATTTTTTACTCAGGAATAGACTCAGCTAAGAACGGAGGAAAGATTTTCTTCTCTCGTTTGTCTGATAGACTTGCAGATATGGGAAATTGTTACCAACAGTTTGACCCTACATCTGAGGTTCTTAGTGACCTGTTAGATACAGATGGTGGTGTTGTTAATATACCAGATGCTTTCAATGTACGTAAGCTACACGTTATAGGTGCATCCCTTCTTGTCTTTGCTGAGAACGGTGTATGGGCAGTTGCTGGTGTTGACAATGTTTTCAGAGCTACAGAGTATGCTATTACTCGTATTAGTGATACAGGTCTTACATACGAAAATTCTTTTACTGTAGCAGATGGTCTTCCTGTATGGTGGAGCAAGACAGGCATCTTTGCAATTTCTAAAGGTGAATCATTATCCACACCTGCTGTACAGAACCTCACCATAACAACTATTCAAAGGTTTTGGGCAAAGATAGATAACTCTAAAAAAGCTGAAATACACGCAGAGTATGATACGATTAATAAACGTGTGTTTTGGTTTTACCCAGATAACGGCGAAAGTATACCTTATAAGTATAATAACATACTCGTGATGGACATGACTCTACAGGCTTTCTATCCTTGGAGGGTTGAAGATGAAGCTGTTAATAC